GGTCGCGGCGGTCGCGTCGGCGGTCGGGCCGGCCGCTGCCGGTTCCTCGTCAATCGGCACGTTCTGCATCTGGATTCGCACGACGTCGCCGCCCTCGACCGGCGGCAGATTCTCCCACGCCCTGACCTCGTTAATCGTGTAATATCCGTTGTGGATTCCCGACTGATACGAGGCCGCCCTGCTGGCACTGTCGCCGCGCAGCAGGCCGTCTAGGTTGAACTCAATGGTCACCCCACGGGCGCGGTCGGCGGGCGACAGCAGCTGCTTTTCCAGCGCCATTTCAATTCGCTTCAGACGGCGGCGCAGCGTGAATTTCTGGAACCCGAGAGTCTGCTGTTCGAGGCCCGTACCCCACGACGTCGACTTTTGGGTGTGACCAATCATGAACGGCGGCACCCCAAAGAACCGGCAGATTTCCTCGACCGAGAACCCCCGGGTTTCGAGCATTTGCGCGTCCTCGGGATTCATTGTGATCGACTCATATTTCATCCCGTGGTTCAGGATTAGCGGTCGACCGGCGTTCATCGCCCCGGCGTACTTTTCCTGCAGAATTTCCTCGACCTCGTTCATCTGTTCCTTGGTCAGGGGGTGTTCCGAAATGAATGCGCCGTTGGTGCGAATGCCGTTGCTGAACGTGGTGCGCGCCGCGCCCTCGGTTGCCATGGCCGCGCCGAACGTGCGGCGGGCGAATGTCAGGGTCGACAGGCCGCCAAGCGGGTGACCGCCGAACCCGCGAATGTGCAGCATTCTTTCCTGCGGCACGGTGCGCGTTTCGCCGTCGCGGGTGACGGTATATTCGAGCGACCCCGACTGCTGCCGTTTGACCTTAACGAACTCGGGGGGCAGCGGCACGTCGAGGGCGATGACCGTGCCGTCCAGGCGGCGCTGAATTTCGCTGTACCCGTTGCCGCGCAGTTCAATCGTGGCGCAGACAAAATCCCAAAAGTCGAGGGCGGTCTGGTCGGCGTTGGGGCTGTCGTGCAGCAGGTAGTAAAGCGGGTGTTCGTCGGCCACGACCCGCTTGCCCCCGACGTTCTCGTACACGAGCAGCGGCAGCGATGCCTGCGTACCCGACAGCAGGTTGACGCAGGCCCAGACTGCCGACAGCGACAGCGCCGCCGCCGTTCCCATTTGCACCGTGTCTTGGTACTCGGCCAGCGTGACCATGTTGGTGCGAAAGTTCACGCCGTCCTGTCGGCTGGCCCCGTAGTAACCGGCCAGCTGCGGGTCGCTGCCAATCGGCACAATTTCCTTTTGCTCGCCGCCTGGAAAGCGCCGAACCGCTTCAGCGATACCGCCAAGGTACGCCGTCAATGTCGCGGGCCTGTTCATGCTGCGACCGCCTTAATCCATTCGTCGAGGTCGACCCCGGGCGCGGCAGTGGTCGGCGCAACGCCGAACGCCATTGCCAGCGCGACCAGCCCGTCAATGCGACCCGATGACTTGTGCTTGTTCAGTTTGCGACCGCCTGCCGGGTCGGTGGTGACCACGGCATTCGCCGCGCAGAACCCGAGAACCGGGTGATTGCCGTGGCGCGCCTTGGCCTGCAACAGCACCTGTTCGGTGTCGCGCAGCGCCGGGGTCATTGACTTGAACCCCTGCCCAAAGTCGACGAACAGTTCGTCGAGGCGCTTGTCGGTGAACCCGGCATTGACCAGCCAAGGCCGCAAGAATTTCATGGCCCACCGGTCGAACGCACAGCGCCGCCAATTGTGAGTCTGCTCGAACTCGAACAGCTGCTTGGCGACGAACTCATATTCGACCGCGAACCCGGGCGTCGTTTCGAGCAGGCCCTGCTCTGCCCAGACGTCGTATTGCACCCGGTCGGCGCGGGCCTTTTCGAGCAGGTTTGCACCGGGCAACCAAAAGGTCGGTTTGACGTCCCACAGCCCGGGTTCGATCTGCGCGATTGCGACGTGGGCGGTGAGGTCATTGACCGCCGCAAGGTCGAGTCCTGAATAGACCTCGACCGCCCCCCAATCCTCGGCAGGCGGTGCGCCGTTGGCCTGCCAGACCGACTTGCTGATGAACGGCATGACCCGGTCGACCCGCTGGTTCAGCACATAGTTTCTGAAAAGTGACTCCTGACTTGGCAGGGCCTTGGCCGTGGCGGCCTGTTTCTTGACCTCGTTCGGGTTCAGAAAATCGCCGAATGCCGGGTTCGCAGCGCGCAGCGCCTTGACTGAAAACGGGTCGAGCTGCGGGTCGGCGGTGTACAGCGAAACGACCACCGAGGGGTCGCGCCCGGTCAGGGCGTCGTCGATCAGAACTGAAAGCAGGTCGGCGTCGGTCGGGGCCTGCGTTGAGATGATGATCGACAGCGGGGCCTCGTGCGCCCCCATGGCATTCTCGATTGCATTGAACAGTTCGCTGACCGGCCCGCGCACCTGACCGAGTTCGTCGTGAACCGCGAAAATCGGACTCTGCCCGTGGGCCGTCGAGGTTTCGCTGCTCAATGCCCGGTACAGGGTGCCGAGGTCGGGGCAGTAAATCTGTTTCAGCGAATCCCGAATGACCAGCACGGCGTTCAGGCGGGGCGACAGCCGCACCATTTTGGCGGCCAGCGCGAACAACACCGCCGCCTGGTCGCGGCTTTGCGCGGTGCTTGGCAGCTGCGAGTTCGGCACCGCTTCAGGCCCGCACAGGTGCAGCAGCAGCAGCATGGCGGCGAGGCTGGTCTTGCCGTTTTTCTTGCCGAACGAAATGATCGCGGTGCGGGTGCCTGCCGGGTTGTCGTAAATCTTGACGAGGTCGCGCCGCTGCCATGGCCGCAGCCTGACCGGCTGGCCCCGGTCGCGGCCCTCGGGAACGACGCAGTACCGTTCAATCCAAGCGATGTTGCGGCCCGCCCGGGTGGGGGGTTTTCTGCGCTTGGCACCCCCCGGGCCATTATTACCCGGTCGCCCGGGTGCCTCGGTTAACTTGCGACGTGCCACGGTTTGCTGCTGCCCTCGGCAAGGTTGCCCTCGGCCATGTGCCTGCCCGCCGTTCCGGCCCGCTTGTCGGTGTACCGGCTGCGGTTGGTCAGGCGCAGCTGGCGCGCCACGTCAATGCAGGCCTTGGTTTCCCGCGCCCGCATGACCAGCAGGGAGTCCATTTCCTTGATTGACAGCAGCCGCACGTCGGCGGGCCGCTTGTCTTCAGGCATTTCGGCCAGCGCAATGTGGGCGTCGATCTGCCTGCTGAAATAGTCGAGGGCGGTTGAGTGCTTGCAGTAGTCGGTCAGCAGCTGCCGGGTGGCCTCGGTCGCGAACAGGTCGGCGGGTTCGGTCGCGGTGACCCGTTCCCACAGTCGGCGCTGTGCGGCAGTCAGGCCAGCGGGTGGCCGCTGCCGTCCGTCAATGCGGGTCTTGGCGACCACGGTGAGGGCCGCCGCCGCTGATTTTCGGGGCATGGGAAAATCTCGCAACATGGGGCGCTTTATCGCGGCCACGAGGGGCCGGAAAAACGCGATTTAGCAAAAGGATGGGTGCCGGGTCGGTGTCCGGTTCCCCCGGCTGTGAACTTTTGACCGTCCCCCCCCGCCCCCGGTGGGTTTCGTGGCCGTTTGCACCCAGCTCCGACCTAAATGGGCCACCCGTCGGGGCCGATGGTGCGCCCGCCCCGGCGACCGAACTGCTGATTGGTTCTGAACTTGTGGCAGTCGGCGCACAGGCAGCGCACGTTCTCGTCAACGTCGAGGCCGCCCTGTGCCAGCGGTCGAATGTGGTCAGGAACGGTCGCCGCCCGAATGATGCCCTTGGCCGCACAATCGCGGCAGAGGGGTTCGGCCCGCAGGCGGCGGCGGCGTTGGGCCACGCCCCTGCGCCCGCGCATTCGTTCGTTCATCCGGTCGGTCATGGTGGTCGTGGTCAGCTGGCAATGCAGTGGCACCTGACCGGGCGACAGGTGCCTCGACCTAGGTGCGGCAGGGGCGGTTGGTTGTCCGACACCAGCCCCGTCAACGCCTGCCCTCGTCAGCCCCAAGGGGCCGCGAACCCGGGGCGTATTATCAGGCCACTGCCTGCAAAAGGAAAGAGGGGGCCAGCAGGCGGCGGTGCAGGGCGGCCACCTCGACCACCCAATGGTCGCGCCCCTTGCGCGCCACGACGGTCGCCAGCAGGCCGTGCAACGGGCCGTACAGCAGCCGAACCTGCCCGCCTGGTGAGAATGCAGCGAACCCGTCGCGGTCGCCCTTGCGCCTCGCCTCGGTCGCCCGCAGGCCCTGCAGCTGCTCGACCGGCAGGGCGGGCCGTTCACCGAGGAACGTGAACGGGCGGTGCGGTGGCACCTTGCCAGCAGCGGCGAGGTCAAGCGCCTGTTCGAGGTGGTCGAACGGCAGGAACACGAATGACGGCAGCAGCGGCACCAGCTTGCACTCGGTCTTGCGCTGGCGTGGCAGGCGGCGGCGCAGCGGCACCCGGGGCGACCACCCGGCCAGACCAGTGGCGGCGAGGCTGTCGGCCAGCTGCAAGGTTTGCAGGCTATGGCAGCGCAGAACGCCCCACGTTTCGGATTGGTCGGCCATGCCCCATTTTGGGGACTCCGAATTGGCAGGGCAATCGGGTATCTATTCGGCAAGCAGGTCGCTGGCATGGCCTGCCTCTCCCGGCCCCGCGCTGTTGGCATTCGGCGCGGGGCCTTTTGCTGCC